ACAATATCTTTATCAGAAATATAATTATATTGAGAAGGTTTAAGTGCTGATATTGTTTCTAAACCGCTTGTAAACGGAACAATATTTTCTTTTAATCTTCGGTCAGAAGTAACGTTGTAGGAAGTTGTTGTTCCATTTGTTGATATTGAACCAACTCCAGTGCCACTATAAACCCAAAATGCTAAATTTTGATTTGTATTAGAAACATAACCAACATAGGCAGCACCACCAGAACCAGTTAATTGAACACCCAATCCATCTGCTGAAGCATTATTAACACGCAATTTTCCTGTATATCCACTTGTCGTATTAATGTAAATATTTCCACTTCCATCACTAAACAATCTAGGATTACCATCACCATCAGATAACACAATGTAGTTACTTGCTGTGCGGATGTCTAGACCTAATTGATTTCCGTTATAACCACCAATAATTACATTAGAAGAACCTGTAGTTATTGCATTGCCTGCTTGATAACCAACAAATGCATTTCTAAAACCAGTTGCATTAGCGCCCGCTGTTGAACCTATGATTGTATTTAAACCAGCGCCAGCACCTCCAGTTGTTATGCTATATCCAGCTTGATAACCTAACAATGTATTATTCGCTGCCGTTGTTCCACTATACCCAGCTTGATAACCTACTGCTGTGTTGTTAGAACCTGTGGAATTTTGATAAAGAGATTGATAACCAAACGAAGCATTGGCACTTCCCGTAGTTGTGGATATTTGTGAAGAATTACCAAAAGCATCATTGAGTCCTGATGTAGCCACATTCAAAGCATTCATGCCTACTGCAGTGCTATAACTTGAGGTATTGAGTTGTAAAGCACCATTACCTATAGCAGTTATATTTATACCAGTGCTATTAAGCTGTAATGCACGCTGACCGATAGCGGTATTTTGACCGCCAGTGGTATTTGTAATACCAGATTGATAGCCTACAAAAGTGTTATTTGTTCCTGTTGTATTTGCATACCCAGATTGATACCCACCAAAGAAATTATCAGTACCTGTAGTGTTAGAGTATCCAGCTTGATAACCTACTGCGGTGTTGTTAGATGCTGTGGTGTTTGCTGATAAAGCACCTACGCCTATACCTACATTTGAACCGCCTGTCGTGTTAGAAGCCAATGCGCCTGATACAGAAGTTGTAGTACCACCTAATGCAGTATTAGCTGTGCCAGTTGTATTTTGTAATAAAGCATTTGCACCATAAGCAGTATTTTCTCCTGATGTATTTGCTTTACCAGCTTGGTAGCCTACAAAAGTGGAATAACTGCCAGTAGTGTTATAACCAGCTTGATAGCCAGAAAACATAATGCCCGTACCAGTAGTATTTAAATACCCAGCCTGATAACCTACTGCTGTGTTATTAGATGCAGTGGTGTTTGAATTAAGGGAATCTTTACCTACAGCAGTATTATAAGAACCTGTTGTATTTGCATTTAATGCCGCTTGACCTAAACCAGAGTTGCTTCCACCAGTAGTGTTATTAGCCAAAGTGCCGTTACCCATAGCCACATTGTTTGAACCTGTGGTATTGACAACCATAGCAGATTGACCAACAGCAGTATTAATTTGTCCTGAAGTATTTACTGCTAATGTGTGATAACCGATTGCGGTATTGTATAAACCAGTATTTGAACCAGCTAAAGCACCATTACCAACAACAGTACTATAAATATCCGAATTTACACCCTTACCAACAGTAAGACCTGATATAGAAGCATCATTAGCTGTAGTAAGTGTTGTGCCGTTAAATGTTAAGTTTGCAGAACCAGCCAATGAACCGCTAGAGTTGTATTGGACTTGGGTGTTTGAACCACCCGCAATACCTGCTCCACCTGCTCCAGCTAGAACTGCAATAGCAGAACCAGTGTTGTAATAGAGTTTTCCATCAGTATTGTTTAACGCAAGTTCACCAACAGCAAGATTAGAGGTCGTTGGAACATTCGACGCAGTTGTGCTGTGAAACAGAATAATTGGGGTATATCCAGTTTGTGCCATATCAATCCTTTTGCATCATTATATATTTAAACATTAAAAAATACCGCCATTTATACCGCCTGTGATAGCAGTGTTTGTTGCATTATAGGTAAGACCTGTACTTGTATATTCAGCCACATTTCCTGTGGCAGTAGCGGCGTAAACCAAATAATTTGTTGCTCCAGAACCATTTGCCAATGTCACTGTAGTAGCATTTGGTGTTGTCCAAGTAGGAGTAGCTGAGCTTCCTCCTGAAGTTAATACTTGACCAGATGTTCCAAAGTTTGTTGTACCGCTCAATGCTGGAGTTGTGCCTAAGTTTGTATTTAAACCAATAGCACCTGACACATTGATTACATGGGCTGATTGACCTACAGTACCCCATACTAAATAGTGTTTTCCGCCATTTCCTGATCCAACGCTTACATCGCCATCGTGACCTGAGAAATAAATACCATTATTAATACTAAAGAAATCAGCCGGTGTAGAAGCACTAAACACCGATGAATTCATACCAAATTCACCGTAATAAGATGAATCTGTACCTAAATCATTGCTTAATACATAGTTAACAGAAGCACCAGCAGTACCGGATTTATTTTGCATAAGAAACTGCAAATAACTTCCTGATATTGTTGCACCAGCCGCATATGCTGAATTGTTTGCATTAAAGCTTAAAACTGGAGTTGTATTGGTACTAGAACTGGTAGATAAAACAGTAAATGCACCTGTAGAGGCTGTTGTAGCACCGACAGTTCCATTAATATTAATACTTGCAGTACCTGTAAGGTTGGTCACTGTACCACTTGAAGGTGTTCCTAGTACACCACCATTGACTACAAAAGCCCCGGCAGTTCCTACGTTTACGCCTAATGCCGTAGTAACACCTGTACCAGTTGTAATAGTAGAAGGGGCTACGCCTGCACCACCTCCGATTACTAAAGCACTAGCAGCCAATGCTGCAGAAGTAGCCCAAGTAGATGCACTTGAGAAATAAGGAATACCGCCTGAAGTTCCTGCTACTGTTAAAGCTAAAGTACCTGAAGTTGTAATTGGAGAACCAGCTACAGAAATTAAACCACCTGTAAATGATTGAGCTACAGATGTAACTGTACCTGCATATGTAGTACTCCAAGAAGCAGTAGTGCCATTAGATGTTAGTACTGAACCATTGGCGCCAATTGCAAGTCTGCCAGCCGTACTTACACCAGTGCCTAAAATTAAATCCCCAGCAGTTGTAATTGGTGAAAGAGCATTAAATGCTGATGAAGCTGTAGTTTGTCCTGTACCACCATTAGCTACATTCAATGTCCCAGAAAGAACAATTCCACCTGAAGTAGGTGCATTAGGAGTAAATCCAGTAGACCCTGCGCTAAATGTAGCAACTCCTGAGCCTGAGATGATAGCGCCCCATACATTATTAGCATAAGCTTCTAAAGTGGCACTATCGCTATTATAGCGAATCATGCCGTTAACGCCTAACACAGGACGTGCAGCCACTCCTCCAATAGGTAAAGTCAAGCTGGCAGTTCCTGGCATTACAGGGTTTGTGGCTATTGAAAAGGTAGGATAACCTGCAGACCCATCAGCATTAGTTATACTGATTTGATTGCTAGAACCTTGCAATACCACATTAGAAATGTTAGAACCATTGATAGTTAGCAAACCTGTACCTGAGGCATTAGCTAAGGCATAGAGCAGTCCTGAAGCAGCTAGTGTAGGGTTTCCACTAACACCATCACCATTCGTTACTGAGAGTCCTGATCCGCTAACTGAGATTGTTCTGGCAGTAATTGTATTAGATGCTGTTTTGGCAATAATACCTGTGTTCGCAATTTCTAATGAGCCAGACGTGCCATTTAGATAAAATGAATAAACACCTTGAGCACCGCTATCAGTATGCCCAATGCCAATACCACTGCTGATATAACGACTATTGGGCAATGTGGATTCATGATTTACTGTTAAGAAGGTTTGAGTTTGTGAAGGGCTAGCAACTATATTAGCGATAGTAGTCTGGACTGTTTGCCCATTTTGAACAACAGCTACTAACTCCGCACCAGTGATAGCTGATGGGGCTGTTGGAAGTTGAGAGATTCTTACGTTTGACATAATTAATCTTTACTAAGTTGACAAATTATCGAGGTTGCCATTTAAATCATCTTCTGAAGTCTCAGGTGCAATACCGTATTCACCTTCAGTACCTTGCGTTACACTATTAGGCGTATTCACAATATTTGGGTCAGTCGTGATTGCATCATCGGATTGAGACACATCTTCATCTGGTCTAGGAAACCGAATAGAAATCTTTTCAGGCTGCCTTGCAGGTAGACGATATGGGTCAAACTGATCACTGCATTCATTCGAGCATACTCGAATTGCTGGAATATTACCATCTGGGCGCATATCAGAATAGGGTCGCTTCATATGACAACGATCGCAGATTGCAATGCTTAAAGCATTGTTCCCACGAGTATCGAGCCATTTTGCCATTATCTTGTGTAATATGAAATATTAGGCGCAAAATAGATAGGAGATTTATCTCTATTCTCATTCTGAGCCATCAGCAAATGCTTCTCGTATTGCATTTCGCAATATGCGATTCTTGTAGGGTCAACTTGAGGTAGTTCACATGCCATTTGATGGGCAATACCCCACTGAATGGCTAGATACATATACTGAGGTATTTCTATTTCACCGTTTAAATCACCTACATCTTGCACATATCGATTTAACCAGAGTTCAATCTGAGGTTGTATGGAGTTAGGAACAGGCCATACTTCCATGTTCGGTTGTGGAATAGTACGATTAAACCAATATTGCAAAGGTCTGAGTGACTGAAACTGACGATTAGGTAAGTTTGAATAATCATCTCTGTTCATTCTAGCCATCGGAATAGCAATAGGCATAGTGCCAAACTGAACTTGATAGACTCCCATATCAATGCCGGCAGTCTGTTGAATACGCCAATAAGGTTGAGTCTCAGTGGTAGGCAGATCATAATACAACCAAGCGCCTGACACCCAGTTGGTAGCACCAGGGGAATATACCGTAGTCCATGTCGAGTTGTCTGCAGAGGCTTGAATCTGAACTGTGACTGAGCCAGTTACGCCTGCTAGAATACCTACAGTATTAATATAAACAGGATTGCCTGAGCCAGTACTAATCCCAATAGCGCCTGTGTTGGTAGTGAGTTGGCAGAGATTTTGCCCAATGCCATCAAATGCATTAGTAACAGTCCCTGAAGTACTATAAGCTCCAGTTGAAATATTTGTAGTAGTTCTATAGTTTGCATTTAAGACATCCACTGTACCAACTGGTAGATAGTAATAAGTCTGGTCGGGGATTAATCCCATTACATACTTGTTAATTGCCCAATAGTTAATGCCCCAGTTAGCAAGACTAGATAGCAAATAATACAGACTTTCTTTTGCTGCATTAACTTGCTCATTTGTCAATTCTTCTGCAAGTTTCCCTGCACGACGAGCACCGTGATCAATTAGATCTTGAACAGAGATAACGGTTTGACCTACTGTTCCGCTTGTGCTCATTACCAGCCTTTAGTTTTATGCTTCTGAATTTGACCACCATCTTTGCAATTCCAGCTTTTTAATGATGCAGCTTTCCGAGTAGGTCGTCCTTTTTCATCTTTCATCGGTCCTTCCATTCCTGACATTCTAGCACAGAATGAATCATGTCTAGGCCCTTTTGACTGAGGCGGTTTTAAATGACTGCCTGTTTCACGATTAACTTTTGCTCTACCTTTTGCAGTAAGCCCAGCACCTTGATCAGTAGGCTTTTTTTCACCTCTTTTAATCGATAGCTTAACATCACCGCCATTAGACATTTTTTTAGACTGCGAATGCTTTAAGTCATAATCTGAAGGCGCACCCTTGCTTCCGGGCTTTCTCATATGCTCACCAGAACCATTCTTAATGCGTTCTTGTTTGGCATGAATGTTATCCCATAATCCGCCTTCTTTTTTCCCTACAGCCCGTTTAACAGAATATGCAATGGCAACTGCTTGTTTGACAGGTTTCCCTGCTTTAACTTCAGTTGCCACATTCTGACTAAATGCAGCTTTAGATTTTCCTTTAGCTAATGGCATATTACGCTTGAGCCTCTTTCCAAGATAAACGCGCAACAATAGTAGAACTTGTTGTAGTCAAAGGTGTAGCAACAACATACAAAATATCTGGACCATCTGGGTAAAACCCAGCTTGAGAAGTAGGGATTGTATTAGATGTACCACCGCCTAAAATAGAGTTACCCATATCACGAACTTGAGAAAGATCAAGAGTTGTAGCTCCGGATGTAGCCGTAAATGCTGCTGCAACTGATTCGCCACCTGTTACTGTAATTGCAGTAGTGTTTAAAGCAATTTGAGATAAAGAAGAAGTAATACCACCTGCTTGTTGAATTGGAGATTGGAAAGTTCCTGAAAAAGACCCTGAAGCATAGCCATTTAATATCAAGTTAATTAAATAACCTGTGCCTGTGGTGTACAAACCTAATTCAGATAATTGCAACTGCATACGGTTAATAATTTCTTTATTGCCTAGTGTGCTTGTAGTTCCATTATCAACAGATGGTGCGATACGAATCGCCATCAAAACAATCGGATTAATTGAAGAGGTAGCCAACGGAACAGTCATACCATAGTTAAAAATCAATGATTTGTCATCATTAAATTGACCGTCCATAATAACAGAAGATCCCCAGTGTGACAATGAAGCTGCGGCATCTGGTGCTGAATATTCAACTGCAATAGGAGCGGTTGCCGAATAAGTAAAGGTCGTTGCTACGCTTCCACCTGTTTGTGCTCTAGTCAAACCTGTCAATGTAGTAGAAGTTTTACCTGTATACTTGATATATTCAACAGCGCCAGTTTGAGTAGCGGTAGTAATTTTTACAGTTCCACCGTTTGGATTAAAACCAGTGGTGTCAGATACGTTAATTGTACCAGTTTCTGAAGATGCTAAAGTTGCTGTCAAATAAGTAGCAGGTAATTGACCGTTAGATTCATAATGTGCTGCCATGTTACCTGAACGCATGTAGGCTTCAAAACGAGCATTGTTGTTTTGTTGTGCGTAAACATAAGTGATTGCACCGCCTTGTGCTCTAAAACCCCAACGGATTACACCAGATCCATACCATGAGTAATCAATATACCACATTTGGGTCTTAGTCAAATCTAAAATATAACCTGATGGTCCTGTACCATCACATGGGTCATACCATTGAGACTGTGGTACCTTAACGTCAATTGTTTTAGACAAAACAGCATTGGCAATTGTAGCTCCGCGATACTCAGGTGAAATATACATCGAGGTATCTGATACAATTGTTATGACTTTATACGATTGTCCACGAATAACTACGTAATCATTTGGCTTTAATTGAGTTGAAAACTGAGTACCTGTACCAGTTACAGTTGATGAACCTTGTGTTACTGAAATAGTACCGTTTAATTGGTTTACTGAATTACGCCATACAGCATACAAAGTAGAACCATCGTATTCAAAAAACATACCGTTTTGTTGATCAAAGAAACCAACACGATTACTTGAACCATACCAAGTAACTGGGCTAATTTTAATGATTATGCCTGTTGCTGTAGTTGCACTAGGTGCAGTTGTAGCAGTATACGTAAATGTAGTAAGTGAAGGCACTGTCGCAATTGTATAAGTACCGTTATAACCAGTTTGATCAATACCCGTAACGCTAATAACAGTACCAACTGTTAAGTTATGCGCATAACGAGTTGTAACAGTAATTGTAGAGCCAACTGTAGTACCTGATGAAGTCACCGACGTATTAAAAATCGAAGGCTTCATAATTGTACCAGTTGAGAACTGAATACCTTTACCTGATTGATAACGGAAATAACGACGTGTTTGACGAATTAGTTGTTGATTTGGAACTGCCGCACCAGCTGAGAATGCTACACCACCGTCAAATGCACGAGGCTCTACGTAACCAGATGGGCGCGCATATAAGTTTACAACACCCGCTGTATTGGTTACTGTACCCGATGCACCTGTTGATGCATATGTAAATGTATTGGCTGTAGGTGTTGTTGCAACTATCCATGCACCGTTTACGTTAGTACCACCAGTTGTTCCAGATACATAAATATAAGAACCTGCTGACAAACCATGAGGATTAACAGTGGTGACTGTTACCGTATTAGTAGAAGTGACTAATGCACCTGTACCGAGTTGAATACCACAGTTAGTATAAAAATAACCGAGGTAAACATAAGTTGAAGTGGCGTTATATTGGTTACCGCTAGTTGTAGTAGCCGTAGGGAGTAGGTATGTTACGCTAACACCCGTTGAAACAGCAGATACCATATACCAGCCATTGGCTGATGTATCTAAAGAATTTTGTACATAAATTGGAGTACCAACAGAGAAACCCGTGGTATCTCCCATGTTAAGTACAACGGTTGTCGTTGCATTTGTTGTTACTGTAGTAATTACACGTGGTGATTGTGCAATATAATATACGCTTTGACGCGATTGTTGCAATGCAATCGTTTCCCACTTGGTCGGTTGTGTGCCGTATTCAAAGTCAGTGTCAATCAAGGCTTGTGGAGTAGACACGCGTAACTTATCAACTGGATCATATGCTGCAGAACGCTGTGACGTCTGCGTTTGCATTTGTGCGTCGGTTTTGCTATTTGGGCCTGTGTAACTAACTAATATGCTCATTGCTATATCC